CGAACCGGTCTCCCCATACGTCGTCTGCGCGCTTCGAGAAGTCGGCAGACTGCAGCGCCACGGCGAGATCCATGTGGACCTCGCGAAACGCCTCGGGGGTCCAGATGGTCTCAGCCCAGCGGTTCTGGGACTCGAGCCGGCCCTGGATCCGCTTCCAAGCCTCATCGATCTTGGGCCAGAAGGACGTTTCACCCTCGGGGAGGTGGTAGGCGAGATCCGAGTAGAGGCCCACCAGGTCGGCGTCGACCACCACCGGGTAGAGCTCGTGACGCACCAGCGCGACAGGGCGCTGGATCTTGCGGGTCGATCCGTCGTCGAAGACCAGATCCCACTCCTCGCGGTAGCCGCGGCCGTAGCCGAGGGTTGCGGGGATGGTGGAGCCGAGCACGGGGTAGGTGCTGGACGCCCCGGGGGTGATGGCGCCGGTAGCCAGAGTGTCCTCGTCCTCGCCAGCCTCGAAGAGCGAGTAGGTGCCGCTTGCCGGGGTGATGGCGGCGCCTCGGTAGTACAGCTCCAGGCTCACCGTCTGGTCCGCGGCCCGCACGAGGTATCGGGCGGTTGCGATGCGCGGGGTGATCTCGGATGCTGTGCTCACGGTCTACTCGTCTCGGGGTGGGGGCTTGGGGCGCTTCTGGGCGTTGGCGTCGCCTTCGAGGCGGCGGCGGGTCTCGGTGGCGCGCTTGCGTGCCGCACCCTCTGGCATCCCGCCGCGGACGCAGCGCTCGACCACGCGATCGATGATGGCGCGGCCCTCGCGGGTCTCGCCGCTCATGCCGACACCTCGAGATCCTTGGGGCCGTCGTAGAGAGCCGCCGCGTTGGCTGCGGCCTGGTCCAGGATCTCCAGGCGGTGCTCGAGTAGCTTCCCCTTGCGGGTCCAGCGACTCTTGTCGCTGGCCTTGTCCATGGGGTGGGAGCGAGCGCGGTCCAGCCGCTGCTCGAGGTTGTGCCTGATGTCCTCGATCTCGTAGTCGTAGGGGGGCGGCACCAGCTTTCGCCGGTACAGCTCGCAGCACCACTGATGGTGCTTGGCGCGGTCGAAGGTGACCTGGACTCGGCCCGATGGGTACTCTGTGACCCGCTCGGTGTGCCGGTAGTGGTAGGTCTTGGTGACGTCCTCGTCGTCGGTGACCTCGATGTACTCCATGTACTCGGTGACCGGGATCGGGATGCGCTGCTGCTCAACGAGCTTGCCGTCGCGGAGCTTGCAGTCGGGCGGGCCCTTCTTGCGCTGCTTGACGTTGTTGCAGCCGGGCTGATCCTTGATCTGCTCGAAGTCGGGGAGCAGCACGGGCCCGACGCCCTCGACCTCGGCGATCTCGTAGTTGCGGCTGAACACCAGCCGGAAGGGCCACACGCGGCCGGGATCGTGCTTCGGCGCCTTGCCGCCTGCCGCCTGGGGGCGTGCGCGCTTGCGCTCGGGTTCGCGCCCTGCGGTCTGGATGTCGCCGCTCTCGTCGGGCGGCGGCGCGGCGGCCTTGTTCATCTTGCGTGCCATGCTCTGTCCTCCTGATGGAAATGGGTGGGTCTGGGAGGGGCCCGGAGGACAGCCGAGGCCATCCCCCGGACCCACCCGGAGACCGAGGCTACACGAGGCCCTTGAAGAGCCAGCCGTTCTCCTCGACGATGGCCGAGCCGTCGTAGGCGTTGCCGTACAGCTCGTTCGTCGCCTGGTTGGGGACTTCCTTCCAGCTGACCACCATGGGGACGCCAGCGCTGCGGAGGATGGCGTTGGCCAGGACCGCAGCGGGGGAGCCGGTGGCGTAGCGGATGGAGCCAGGCAGCCAGGCGAACCCGGTGTAGGCCCCGGCCGCGGCGGCGATTCGCTGGGTGGTGAAGATGTAGATCGAGCTGAGCAGCTGGGCGGTGAAGCCGGCGGGGCGGAAGTCGAAGGCTCCCTGGATGTCGTCGCGGTAGCCCAGGGGGCCGACCTCGGAGCGCAGGCTGTCGCGGATGCGGTTCCACTGGCCCACGTTCCTCATCATCATCGCGATGGGCATGTCGGCGGTGGCGCCGGCCGCGGCGGCCAGGTCCATGATCGTGAAGAGGTCGTCCACGTCGTTGTAGGCGGTGCCGTCCACGCCGGTGGTGGCGAAGCCCTGACCGGTGGTGATCAGCTGGCCCATGCGACCGCGGCGGAAGGAGCCCACCAGGCTGGTGGCCAGGCGCATCGGGTCCACCAGGATTCGGCCGCCGTCCACGATCTGGGCGAACTGGCTGAAGGACAGCGCGAGGGCGCGGCGAGCGACCGCCACGTCGGCGTAGTCGTCGACCACGTTGCTGGGGCTGACGTCGGTCGTCTCGTTGACGGTGGCGTCCATGCTCAGGTGCCACCCGAGGTTCGCGAAGAGGAAGCGCAGGGTGTCGGACATGCTGCCGGCGACGTCGCCAGCGTAGGAGATCATGCCCGAGTCGTAGATGTCGAAGCGCTCGGTGAGCTGCTCGGCGGCCATCTGCTCGGCCAGGGTGATGTCGAGAAGCAGGCCGTCGGCGTCCATGCCGGACTGACGGATCGGGGCGGTGAGGGTGCCAGCCATAGCTGAGCTCCTGAAGCTGAGAGGGTGAGTCTCGCGTCAGGATCCCTGTGCGTTGTCGGGGGCCCGAAGGCCCGCCGGTTGGGAGCGCCAACCCCGGATCCGTTCTGCGGTGATGGAAAGATCGATCTAAAACTACTTGTCGCCGCCGCCGCTGTCAACCGGCTTGATCGGCTGCATCCCGTGGGCGGGGCGGTAGCGGGTGTTGTAGAACTCGGTGGCGGACATGCCGGACTGGCGCGCTGCCGCGAGGTCCTTGGCGGTCGCGCCGGCGCCACCAGCGCCCCCAGCGCCGGCGCCACCACGTCCTCGACCTGTGCTGATGTCGCGACCACCAGCGCCTCCACCAGCGCCTCCCGCGCCGGCTCCGCCGGCTGCTCCACCTGCTCCGCCACCACCGGAGCCACCGTCGCCAGCCCGCTCTGCAGCTGCCTCGAAGCGGTCACGGACGGTGGCCGGGGTCTTGGACGGGTCCGCGATGCCCTGGTCAACCCACTCGGCGTAGGTCGGGGGCTTGTCCTGGCCCGCGGTGCGGCTCTGGTAGATCGCGTGCATGTCGCCAGCGTCCGCAGGGTCGGTGATCCCCATCTGGCCCACGTTGACCTTGTAGAGCTCGTGAGCCCCGACGGCGGCCTCGAGCTGCTGCTGGAGCTCTGGCACCTTGCCTGCGGCCTTCTTGGACTCGGCCAGGGCTGTCTCGAGGGTCGTGATCTCGGCGCCCTTCGCGGTGGTGACGGCTCCCACCTCGGCGCGAAAGAGCCTCTGAACCTCGTTGATGATCGTGGTGTACTGTTCTTTCGTCATCACGTCGCCAACGCCGTCGATCTTGGTGAAGGTGGCCTGCGGTAGTCCTGTGAGCGGCATGTTCTGTCCTCCTGTCAGGTGATGGATGCGCGGAGCGAACGCTCTGCGTCTGCGGTTGCAAGGTACTTGACGATCTGCGCCTGGGTGAACTCGGGATGGAACTGGAGCACGGCATCTGCCCGGGTGATCAGGCCGAGGGACAGCATCTCGCGCACGTAGTCGGCGCGGGCCTTCAGCTCGCCAGCCGACAGGGGCACGCCCTGGTAGCCGATGCTGTAGCCGGTCTCCGGGATCTCCGATCCCGTGGCTCCGTTGACGATGGCGGCCGACAGCTCCACGCTCTCGAGGTCGCTGCGCCGCAGCTGTGGGATCAGCCGGGCGGCGCTGGCCCGCTTGCCCTCGTTGCTCACGCTCAGGGCGTAGCCGCTGCGGGGGTCGCCGGACTCGCGGATCAGGTCGGCTGCGCTGACCCCGGCGTAGAGCGCCACGCGCTGCTCGAAGCGCTGGATCGACTGGATCAGCATCAGAGGATCGGCGCTGGCGGCCATGCGCTCGACGGTGACCGTGCCCTCGTAGCCCGTCATGGGCTGGACCATGTTGAAGGCCCCGGGCTCGATGGCGACCCATGCGAGCGGCGTACCGTCGGCGTTCTCGACCTTGACGCCCACGGGCACACCGCCGACGAGGATCAGGGTCGCGACCGACCCGTCCCGGACGCAATGGATCCAGAACGTGTTGAGCACGCCCATGGTCAGACTGCCGGCGACAGCCTCGATCCCGTACCAGGCATCCCAATAGCTCGCCTTGGTGAGCGCGTGGTAGGTGCTGCAGGGGATGAACGGGCGGCCCTTGCGGGCTCCCTGGTGCCAGCGCCAGCGGTCGGGCCAGTTTTCGCCGGACAGCATGGCCGAGGTCGCCGCCTTGCCATCCACGGTGGCGTAGCGCTCGGTGAGGTCGTGCATGCGGTCGGCCGACAGGATCTTGTAGCTGGGGGCCATCGGGTCGGTGATGTCCCACTGCTCCCAGGTCCACTCCTGCGCGGCATCCTTGTCGGGACGGTCGCGGTTGTCGGCGATGGCCATCCTGACCGGGCGCCGCGGGGCGCTGGACAGCACGTCGACCTCCACCCGGTGGGGTGGCACGGGGTCAGCCGACAGCCCGCCGACGTCGCTGTGCTCGAGGCGCATGACCACCTCGCGGAGCCCTACGATCTGCTCGCCGGTGGACTGCATCAGCGGCCAGTAGCCGCAGTCGGTGAGGATGCCGCCCTGTGACCTGGTGATCAGCTGCTCCGACCCGGCCGGACCGTCCAGGTGCGGCTCGCTGTCGTAGGGCACCGGGCCGATCTCGCCGCTGATGGACCTGAAGACGTTGCTCGTCATGTCCATCGGGCCCCATGCCTGGCGGCGCAGGGCGGGCAGGTGCGTGGTGATCGCCTTCTCGAGGTCGTCCCAGTACAGCCCGCTGAGCATCCGGTCCCGAAGGGCGCTGTGCTCGGCTCGTGATCGGTCGGACTCGCGCAGCCACGACAGGCCTGAGACGGGATCGGTTGGGAGGGACATGCTCAGCTCCTGCGGATGTGGATCTGGTGCGTCTCGAAGTCGCCGCCGATCTGGGGTAGGATCAGTGGCTTGCAAGCATACCTTAGCGCGTCGATCGGGTCTTTGTACTTTTCGCCCCATGCCCACTTGCCCAAGGCCTCGATCGTGACCTCGCAGCGCTTGTCGATGTAGAAGCACCCGGCGCGGACCATGGCCTCATGGAGGAACCGCACGCCGGCATGGACGGACCCGCGCCCAGCCCCGCGCCCACGCTTCGCGCTGCGCACCGGAGGGCTCAGCCGGTTGCGTGGGATGCGGAGCAGCGCGGCCAGCTCGGTGGCCAGCTCGCGGTTGCTCTTCGTGGTGAGGTCCTTCAGCCCGGCGGCGCCGGTGTAGCGCTTGTCGCCGTGCGCGTGGTCCAGGTGGCGCCACTTCAGCCGGTTGCGCTTCAGCATCTCGAGGATCCTGATTGCGTCCTCGTCCATGAGGGTCGGCCCTTGCGCGATGTACTCGTCCAGGATCAGGATCCGAGGGTGCTCGCGGGAGTCGTCCACGGCCACCAGGGCCGCGCACAGCCGGAAAGCGTCGTCGCCGTAGTCGATGCCGAAGAGCAGCTGCACCTCGGTCGCCGGCATGTGGCGGCTGGCGGACAGGTGCTCGATGACATGGACGTGAGGGTCGAAGGCCTCGAAGGCGTTCCCCTCCATGCGGAATTCCCACTCCCCATCCAGCACCACGGGAGCCTCGTAGGGGGCGACGATCTTCCGCTGGGCGTCGATCCAGTCTTGGTCCATGCACTCGCCGGCATCGGTGTAGAGCGGCTCCGACAGGCCGTCGGGGATCAGGTACTCGGGCCTGAGCGGGTAGTGGTGGTCGGTAATCACGCCCGATTCACACATGTCCTTGAGGTACTCGACGGGGGCATTGACGGGGGTCAGGGTCAGGTAGAT